GATCAGAGCTGCTCTAGCGTCTTTTGATGAGTCACTAGATCAGTCGGTATTCACGGGCCTTGACACTAAGGCACGTGTAACCGTGACGATCTCCTCTTGCTGGGAAAAGACCCAGGAAGAAGGAGGAACCATAGAGGCGATCAGTGAGATCGTTCACATGGGTGCTATTGGAGTTACCGTTCCGAAACGGGATCTCTTTAGCGGTGCTGTCGTCGGAGAAGTATCCTACTCCGCGTCAGACACAGGTACGTATATATTCTGGGCATGCCTGGATCACGTACTCAAGGCCAGTCCTGATGAAATCAACATGGCTGCCTTGGTGATGGTTTCCGAACCTGGCAAAGCCAGGACGGTTACCAAAGCTACAGCAGCACTTAAAGTAGTGCTGGATGTAGTCAATAAGATCTGTTCCTGGCCCTTGACCAAGATCAAATCTTCCTCGAGCGGGATGGCAAAAGCATCTCACGCGTGGAACTCTTTCAAAGAGTCATTCACTGACTCTGGAAAAGAGATCGTATTCGACCCTCTGGAGCAGAGGACCGAAACGATGAGTAGCGGAGAGAAGGTCAGAACGACCACCTACCGCGACGTCTTCATGTCCTCGACAGACTACGAGAACGCGACAGACGCGATGAATCATGAGGTTGCCTCAATGATATCTCGCTACTGGATGAACAAGTGTGGAATCCCACCCATTCTCCAGATGATCGTGCTCAGGACTTGTTATAAGCCCCGACCGGTCGTGTTCGAAGCACGCGGCCCAATGGCTGCGTACGGCGAAAAGTGGGAGTCCGCGAGTCCTTTCGCGAACCCCAACTATATCATGCTTAGGAGGGGTGTCCTCATGGGGGACCCCCTTACCAAGCCAGTGCTGCACTTGGTGAACATCCTAGTGCGCACTGCCGGAGAGAAATTCTCCGACCGACAGTTCCAAGAAAAGATTTTTGGATATGCCGGATCTGCAGTGTCGAACGAAATTCGTGCGATGCTGCAGACGCGGGATTTGAAACCCGCAATTCCTACCCCACCGAGCGATAACTCGGGGGAAGAGGAGAGTGGTCCTTCCAGGAAAGGACCTTTGTCGAGACTGCTAGAAGAGTATCCAGTAGACCCGACACTAGTCGACCCTGTCATGGAGTTGCCAGAGTCACTAGGACCGGTCGCTGAGAGGGGTGAGCCCTCTAAGCGCCTTATTGAGATAGATCCAGGCCTGACCTGGAACTGGCTCAATGGCAGGAAAGAAGAGAAGAAATCTCTTCCCACTGCACCTGTAGCTCCCGTTCCGAAGAGCTACAACCGTGCTCTGAGCTTCAAAAGCCCAGAACTCAGGGAGCAACTCGACGCGATATCAAAATCGCGCCGTGCTGCAGAACTCATGCGACAGCAGAAGC